GGGTGGCAAGAATGCTACGACGTGGAACTGAAACCCAGTTCGAAGGGGCAGAGCCCCTCAGCGGTACTGGAGGCACTCCTCCCAGACGCTTGTATCTGACTACGCCGGTGACGTAGCCACATACCTCCAAGCAAGCGCCTGGCCTCCGACTTCCACCCGCGAATAAACCTCGTAAAAGCCCCACCTGACAGAGGATTCTCTGCCAGATGGGTACAAGACTTGGGTCTAATCACGGGTATCTCATGTACCCTCCGGTTTCCCGCCCTAAAGAAACTGGAGTTAAGCGAAAAGATGCTTCCATCAACAAGGGTCTTGCCCGCACTAAGGACAAGACCAGAAGCACCTACTCCGCTTTTCCACTTCGCTAACTCGTCAGGCCGACATCGGAAAACAATGTCGTCCCCGTTAATGCGAAGTGGAACAGTACGTGAAATAGAAAACCGAAAGGAGAGGTAGTTCTGGAGACAGAGTAATGGGAAACTGAGGTAATTTCCCATCAACTGCCCGCGCCGTTGTTGAACAACGCGGCCCCCAGGATAATGAATCACCGATGACAGAGAACGCATAGCGTACTCAGCCACCTGGGAAGGCACGTGTCGAGCATTCCGAAGAATGCGACCGAGAATATGACACGTCGTCTCGAGTGATAAATTATCAGTGGCGCTCTCGTAATCGCCACTAACAAAAACTTCTCCTTTGACTTTCTGAAAGCCGGAGAACTTCTTTCCTCGGGCATCTCCTCTCAACAACCACTTTTGCTGGCTCAAGCGGTCATAAAGTGTCCTATGGAGAGGCCCTAAGACGTGGTGCGCACCGTCAGAAACGGTAACACCACGCTGCTTGCCTCCTGTCTCGACTATTGAGTATCTTACGTGATTCTCAACAGGACAGGGTGCGCCGCCCAGGCAAAGATCTTCGAACCAAGAAGATCCTTGCTCAGACAACCAACGTGCAGCACCACCTCGCTTCCGAGAGTACTGCAAGCAAGCAGAAGAGGTTGGGGAGTGTGAAAAAACATGCGAAGCGTAACCCCTATCCCAGCCGATCTTAAACATTTCATCGATTTCTCGATCGATGAACTGAAAAAAACCGGGCGGGGGTTTCGGAGCGGGCTCCGACATCAACTTTGCATGTTTCTCAGCTTGACGTGGGTCTGGTGAAGAAGGCAGAGCCTTCCGAGTAAGAAAAAGGGACGCTGAGATCGCCGTCCTTTCTTCCACTCCCAACTCGCGAACGAGTGGCCACCAGGCGTGGTTTACCGGGTTTTCAAGGAGTCCCACACAAAACTCCTTAACCTTCTTTTCGGGTGTAGCATCAAGAGTGAAATCGGGAACATCAAGTCGGACCGAGAAAATCCGACCAAGTACCGAGGCAACTTCACTCAAGATGCCGGTGCCAGAGGACTGCGTCCTCTCACCAGCGCCACGCAAGACGTCGAACGTTTGTTGAACCATTCGTTTTACGCGCTAGCGGGCCACCTACATAAGCTGCAGGCAGCACTGAAATATAGTACCTCGATCGCCGTCGAGCGGCGTGTCGATCTCGG